ACCAGAGGCATATTTTAGTTTGGACTCAGACGTCCTTTTGACCAATCCCAATACTATAGAACTTCTTTTTGCGCATGTCAACAACGACGCAGATGCCGTGAATACGTTGATGTTCATGACACCAGTCGGCACGGAATTTCCTTCTGTAATGTCATGGATTCCCGATGACAAAGATATGAAAGCACATAGAAACCAAGAGTATCCACTGGGTAGCTATTTTAAGTCGGATATAATTATGGCCGCAAAAATGATGTCTAAAAAAGTTTATGAAAACGTAAATTATCAATTTCACATACAGGGCGAAGACCTGGGGTGGAGCGCGCAATGCAAAGAAAAAGGCTACGACTTATATTGCGCATCCTACATATATACTCCTCATGTTATGGGAAAAAATGAACTTGAAAATTTTCTTTCGAATGGAGATCCTAGACAATTGTTGAGTTTTAGGCAACTGGTTCCGTCATAATTGTCTGTAATACGTTGATTTTTATTTGAATATATGTTACTATACAAGATAGTTTTAATTGTAATAATGGAGAAATAGCATGGCTTTTAAATTTTTAGAACATTTCTCAGTCGAATTTCCAGAAATGATTGAGTCTGACATAAAAATATCAGAAGCATTTAGTTCATCAAATGGAATAATCATTGAAGTAGCCGCAATACATGAACGGTTTAACTTCAAATTATAATAATTATTCTTTGGTTGAACTTGAAAAATCTCTTCAGTCCTGGGTGGAACCTTATCCAAAGCCAGTAATTTTAAATCACGATATGACCTCTGAACCAATAGGTAGAGTGATGGCTGCAAAGGTGGATAAAGAATCAGACGGATCTGGTTTTATTAGGCTTCAAATAGCAATTACCGATCCCCTAGCAGCACAGAAAATAATGGATCAAAGATATCTTACTGGTTCGGTTGGAGGAAAAGCCAATAAAGCAATATGCTCAATTTCAGGAGAAGACCTCGCCGCAGAAGACGCAAACGGAAGACCTCGTGTGCCAAAATACAAAAGAGGCCAAGTCTACAAGGGTAAATTGGCATTTATCGACATGCAGGACATCTCATTTAAAGAATATTCTTTTGTCAATCAGCCAGCAGATCAAAGGTCTGGAGTGAGAAAAAAAGCCTCAGCTTCAGGTCCAGTATCGGTATCTGATTCCGATTGGGTGGCAAAGAGCTCTGCTTTTGTTTTAAGTATGGACAAAGAGGATGTTTATTCTTTACATGAAAACAAGTCGATTTTTGAAGGAATGAATCTAAAAGAATCAAGGCCAGTTTATTTGCATCTTAAAGGAGCTTTTTTGTCTGCTATGGCAATTCATGAGAGTAAAAATTACAATTTTAAAGATACTCTATTACTATCAGATGGACAAGAAAATAATAAAAATGAGGAGAATCCTAAAATGACAGTTGAAGTACAGGAAAAGGACATTCTTGCAGTCTCACAAGAATTGAGTGACGAGCTTTCTTCTATTGCGGCTGACGCTTCAAATAAAGAAGAAACTGCTGCAGATGAAATTAAAGTGGAAGAAAAAGTCGCAGAAGAACAAGTTTCCGTTCAAAATAAAACGGAAGAAAACAAAGATGTTTCTGTAGAAATTTCTGACGAAAAGGATGTGCAAACAAAAGCTGATTCCGCAAGTACAGAAGAGTCTACGGATGCAACTGGGCAAGCCCAGGTTCAGGAAACCAAAGAAGACGAAAAGCCTCAGCTCAACGACAAGCCAAAAGAAGGTACCGTTGAGCAAGATGCCGTCAGCTTTGACAGAGTCAAGTTTCTTGAAGAAGAAAACAACAAGCTGAAAGCAGCTCTTCACAGAGCATTGGCGGAAAGAGTCGTTGATGCAAAGATTTCAGCTGGAATGGAAAACGGCGAAGAAAGGAACGAACTGATCAACGATCATTCTTCGAGAACTGCTTCTTCTCTGGCGGATTCCCTTAAGGATATCGCCAAAATTCCAGTTAAGAAATCTTCTGGAAATCAAATTCCAGAAATCACCAACGAGTCAGAAGGCGAAAAAGAAGACAAGGTGGTCTCGATTGATCAGACCGAAAAGCATCTTGCTTCCGAAGAGTCGTCTGCAGAACAAATTTTCGTCGACGCCCTGATGGGTCGCCGCAAGCTCTAATCAACACAGGAGAACAATAACATGTCATTAGCAAAATTTCGCAAAGTACATTCAAAGACAGGCGCAGGAAGATTCGTGGTTTCGGAAGGTACCGCTCCTGCGGCGTATCTACTCCCCAGCGCTGGTCTTCCAACATGGTATCTCGATAGTGAGGACGATCGTTTTGAGATCGTATTGACCAAGGGAACCATTCTTTCGGTTGTGGCTCAAGCCTCAACTGGCGATGCAACTGTCGTTCCGGCAAACGGTTCGGGTGACGCAGTCGTCTGGGGTGACAAGATGAGCGGTTGGGATCCGCTCAATTCTGGTGCAACCCCGAGCAGCACTACCGGTTCGTCGGATACGATCTCGGTTCCCGAGTATTCGGTGCCTGTTGGTGTCGCACAATACGACCTTTACAGACCGTTTGACAAGGGCACCTCACAGGGTGCGGGTTTCATTACTCACGGATATGTTGAGTATCCGATGGTGAATGACCTCAATGCCGACGTAACAGTTGGCAGCCTAATCAAAGCCGATCACATGGGTCGTCCAGTTGTCTTGGGCGCAGCTCTTTGTGGCACACATCCTTACCTCCAGGTTGGTAAGGTTATTGAAGTAGAGAAATTTGCCACGAATTTTGACGATGGCTTGCTTTCCTACATGCAACTACCATCGGATCCGGGTGCACTTAAGACCGTCTATGAAATCACAAAGGCTGGTCCAAACAAAGGTAAGCTCGGAATTCGTGCGAATCTGGATGTATACAAGGTGTCTGGCGCATTCCGTGTCAATCTAACACTTTAAGTAAAAACAAAAGAAATAATAAAACAGGAGGAATAGTTCCAAAATGAGCAAATCAATTCAAGAGCTCCTAACTGGTCTCCCCGCTTGGGAAGCCGCATTAACTGAAGATGGATATATTGACGGAGAAAGCAGGGTCACCATTAAGGAAGCGTTTGCGTCACCCGATGCAGCGGCATTGTTCCCCAAAGTGATTTCGCGCACCCTGAAAGAAGCAGCGGAGCCACAGTTGTTGGTCACCCCGTTGCTTTCGACAGTACGTCTAGGAAAGGGGCGCTCCTTGGAGTTCCCGGCAGTTAACGCAATTCAAGCTGCGGAGATACCAGAAGGACAAGAGTATCCAGAACAAGCTCTCGCTTTTGCAAAACAGGTCGAGGGCAAGGTGTCCAAAAAGGGTGTCAAACTCGCATTTACCGAAGAAGTGATTGCTGATTCGCTTTGGGACATTGTAGGCTTGCACGTACGTGCTGCTGGTCGTGCCATGGCACGTCTAAAGGAGCAGATCGCGCTCAGCCGTTTCAAGGACGCCGCAACTGTCGTCTTTGACAACGAAAGCGAATCGTACGCTGACACGACAGGTCGTGGTTCTGACGGCGTAGCCAACAAAACAATTACCTGGGATGATATCGTCGACATGGCAGCCGTTCTCATGGCCGAAAACCATGTTCCGACAGACTTCATTCTGCACCCGCTTATGTGGTCGATTTTCCTCAAAGATTCCATCTTCCACGCTGGTGGTTCGGCATCTGCCGTAAACACGAGCTGGGGCTATCGTCCGCAGTCGAAAGAAGGCACCCTTAACGCAACGGCCCCCATGGGTCTGAACGTGATCGTGTCTCCGTTCGTCAGCTTCACCGCAAAGAGTGGTTCAACACCGGCCATGTCGGACTTGTTCCTGATCGACCGTAACGAAGTCGGTACCATGCTCGTCAAAGACGACATGAGCACCGATCAGTTCGACGATCCTTCACGCGACATTCGTCAAATGAAGATGAAAGAGCGTTACGACATCGTGATGCTCGGTGACGGTGAGGGTATTACGGTTGCCAAGAACGTTAGACTTGCCCGTAACTACGAGGTCATGATCACCCGCGAAGTGGAATAACTTATCAAGAAATTGGGCAACACAACTTAGAACCGTTATAGTTAACTTCTAAGCGGCGAAGGGGCGACTGACGCAGGTCAGTCGCCTTTAGTTGTTTATGTTAAGACGTTACTATGTTAA